TCTATTACCAACAGATGGTGTAGCAGGTAAACCAGAGGTAGGATCGAAGAAATCAAATACACTGTCCTGCCAATCTAAACCCTGAGCTACTGAATCAACATACTGTTTGGTAGTTAAATGTGTAGGTTCTGTAGGATTAACACCGCCTACCGTACCACTAAATGCACGCGTACCATCAGCCAAGACATATTGAGTATGATCATCATCACCCAGACCCAATAGCCCACCATGATCCATAACCATGGATCCACTCAACGTTGAAGCAACTTCATCTACATACTGTTTAGTAGTTAAATGGTAATCCTGAGTAGGAGTTATACCACTAACAGTTACATCTACTGCTAACTGATTCGCAATGCCGTCATACCATACATTGGCATCAAGATCAGTCCCAAGAGTAAGTTTCTCACCATCTTTTAATCTTAGGTCTTTATTAGTAAATTTGGCCATTTTAATCTCCTTTTATTAAGTGTGTTAAATTCCAGGATAAAATCCTGGATCAAATCTTATAGTATCATTTTTTAATGCTATCCCTATAGGTTGTTTCCAATGACCATTATTAGGCATAACTTGTGTTATTGCCCCCTCTACCGTAGACACGTACAAAACTTTACCTGGAGTCCAATTCCATTCGCCTTTTCTTATAATACCCTTCCATAATATTTTTTTTATATCACCATCTCCACCTTCTAAAGACATGGCAGCACAAGGCATTTGTGTAGAACCACTAATTGCTGTGCATGTACCCCATGTACCTCCAGATGTCATATAAAGAGGTACACCCCAACCATCTCCCGATGACGTATTTGATGATACAAACATATTTGAAGCTTCTCCACTGTAACCTCTAACATATCCACCAGAAATAGTCGTATTACTTGGAGCATTGTCAATTAATATTAAATTGCTGCCCACTTCTAAATTATTACTTAGAGTTGGAGATTCATCATCTGATAAAGCACTTAAATATAAATTTGAATCGGTATTATTACTGCTACTATTTATACCTATACCAGATAGTGTAGCTCTCCAATTTAAATAATAATTACTAGAATCTATTTCTCCTGAAAAATTTATAGTAAAACTGTCTATGGTCTTATCTATAATAATAGCAGGATATATTGATGGATATAAGTCTACAGTATTTTCTAAACCTAATGTCAATACATAACTTGTATTTGAGAAAGAGCTTTCAAAATTTATAGTTGTTGTAGAAACACCTATTGGAATATTTACAACACCTTCTTGAACATCGACTTCTGGTAAGTAAAAATCTAAAGCATTACCAGTAGCGTTTACCCTTACAAAGTGATTTTCAAATCCTGAATAATCTTTTGGTGTGTCATTAAGTCCTAAAAAACTAAGAGGACCTATTCCTTCAGCGCTAGAGTAATAACCTGTTTCATAATTGGCCACTATCACATCGGAATTTGTAGGTTTTATACTTACAAATGTTATTTCTTTTGGCCCGGTTTCTAAAAAATCATTGGGACTAAGTAATACTTGACCATTATAAACTATTTCTATTCTATTAGTGGAGTATTCATTTGCTACATAAAAAACTTGGTTAATTCCATCAGTATTGCCTATTAATGAATCAGATAATACTACTCTATATATTTGCTGCTTACCAAGTCTTTTTAAAGTTATCATACTATTATAGTCCCCATACTAATGGAAATAAATATATTAACATACTTGGCAAATATTTTACCTAGAGATTTGTAGTTCTTTGATTCTTTTTCTTATGATTCTACATAGACTGTCCTTTCCTGCACGTTGATTAGCTTCTTGAAAAGCGTATTTCAATAAATTTAAATCTGTTATTTTAGGTAGAGTATCTCTTGCTTGTCTAACAGACATTTCTACTACGTCTTTTACTTCCATCTTAGTTTGTACCATAGGTGCTATATTATCTGTAGTTGGTTTTTTGTTCCTTGTCACTATAGGCTTAGCATCAGGTACCACTTCTGTAGTAGAAACTGTAGTAGGATCTTCTTCTACAACTATTCTCCAATTATCTTTACCTTTCAGTTTTGTATCTTTCAACCAATCTATGAATTCTTTTCCATCAGATAAATTGTGTTTAACACCGTACTGTTCAAATAATTCTGATAAAGGAACTTTAGCACCTGGTCCTACAGATCTTTTCATAGCATGCATCCAAGTACTAGATGAATTAATAACATAACCTTTCATAATAATATCTCCTTTTCTATTATATATTTTACCTTGTCCTTAACTTTCATGAATTTTATCCATTATATTATGGAATAGATTGGATAAACGATGTAACACTAAGGCTATAAAAAACCAATCTATACTCCAATGTAATATATGGACATCCCTAAAAAACAAAATAGCGACTAACGCACCTGACCACACCGAAAAACAGTAGCCACAGTCCAACAAACTGTGAAGCCAAGTAAATAATTTATTGCTTTGGCCTAACTTAAAGATCTTAGCCCTTATTGGTTCAAAAATCTCTGATTTAGTTACTATTTCTGTTATGGCTTCTGTGAGTATAGTCGCTATTAAAAGTATTATAATTATATACATATTATAGCTTTCACCTCTAGAAGTTAGTTAATAGTTATAATTCCATTATGTAAGTTCTATATCCACGATCTCAAACCCCTATTCCACTCTAAGTTATATTTAAGATTTACCAGTTTATCTGGAGTATTTCTAAGCTATATGTTTCTATATCTTATACCACCAGTAAAATAATAAGGTGTGTATTTAGTTCTCAAAATTTTAATTGATAATACATAATTAAGGATTCTTAAACATTTAATTCAAGAACCCTTAATCATGATTTTGTATACTAATTACAGAGATCTATCGATAATTCCCATACCCATCATTCTTGAATCCAAACAGGCAAAACCAAGTTCGGCCCATCCAAAAAATCCCTGCTTTTGAACACGCAGTAAGGTAGGATCATCAAATGCTTCATATTCTTTTCTAATAGGCATTACTAAAGAATCATTGGTAGTCATGTCAAAACCAATAACTTGAGTCTCACCTAAAGTATTAACTGTACCATCAGCATTAGTAATATTTGGATTTTCAATGGTATAAGCGTTAAATACTTCTCCGCCGCTAGCAATAAACTTTCCATAAGAAGATGTGCTACCATTGATATTATAAAGTCCAGTTGCACCTAAATGCTGAATTTCATGCAATCTAACATTCCACACAGAACCCATACCTGCAGCTTGAAAAATCTCTCTACGGGTTACAGGATCAATGTCCGTATCGGTCCATTCTCTAATGTCAGCGGCATCTTCTGGGCTAACATAAAGATCTGTAAATGTACGACCAATACGTTTAAAACCAACAATCATTTTATTGATAAGCTCTTTAGAAAGATAACCAGCACCCGAAGATGCAGGCACAATTTCATAAATAGGAGCTGGGCGAGAACCTAAAAGGCCCTTACCTGAAAATGAGGAAGTAACGGCAGGCATAATAACTCTCCATCCGCATTCTTCTTCATAGTTAGCAAGCTCTTTAGCAGCTTTAGCAGCGGCTCTTTGAGCAATATCAATACGAGAATCTCTCGCATATGTAATCTTCCAATCTGCAGCAGCATCGATAGAAAAGGTTGGTACATAGCAATCTGTTACTTTAATGACCTGTAAAATTTCCAGGCGGGGGTGGTTCTTCGACCTCCCCTCTCACGGTCTCCCGTGAAGTTCAGACTATATCTTCACTAATTAGTGTTCCACATTTAGTCGTTGAGGTGTCTTTAATGTCTTTTTTTATATTGTCGTGTAAAAGTAACTCATCATTGTTATAAGACTTGTTTGTTCTTAACATTCTACTATCACAAAAGGTTATTAAATATTTACATCTTTTTTGTTTACCAACAAGCTTATTTTCTATAAGTTTACTTATATTTTTACAGTCCATATGTGACCTAATATAAAACTCAAATTTTTTATTTCTACAATTAGGCTTATGTTTCTTTCCAGGTAGTTGCTTCTTTAAATAATAATTTATATTATATAT